CGCCACCTCGCGCGCACCCTGATGGGCGGCACGTGGGCCATGCGTCAGGCCGGCGAGAAGTATCTGCCGCGCGAGCCCAAGGAGAAGCCGGCCGCTTGGAACCGTCGCCGCGACCGCACGGTGCTCAAGAACTACTACGCCAAGACCATCAAGTCACTGGTCGGCCGGGTCTTCAGCAAGCCGCTCGTGATCTCGGACATGAGCGCCGACGTCGAGAAGTTCATAGAGGACATCGACCTTCAGGGCAACCACATCAACAACTTCTCCCAACTGCTTCTAGCGAACGGGATGAACGATGGCGCGTGCGCCGTCATGGTGGAGATGCCGAAGCGCCCCGTCGACGTGGTCACCGGCCTGCCTCGGACCCCGACCCTGGACGACATGCGGAACGGCGGCTATCGGCCGTATTTCGTCCTGGTCAAGGTGAACCGCATCCTCGGCTGGCGCGCGTCCAGCGGCACGGGTGAGCCCACGCTGAACATGATCCGGTTCCGCGAGGACATCGAGGTGGAGGATGGCGAGTTCGGGTCCTCCACCCTGGAGCGCATCCGGGTCCTGGACATGGTGATGACCGAGGAGGGTCCGCGCTGCCGGTTCCGCCTATACGAGAAGATCACCGACGTTCCGCGGGCCTACGGCATCGCCCCGGTGAACTCCGACGACGCCACATACGGATACACCAAGGTGGACGAGGGTATCACGTCCTGCGACCACATCCCGTTCTATATGTTCTACGCCAACCGGGCCGACTTCATGGAGGCGTATCCGGCCCTGGAGGACCTGGCGTACCTGAACCTAATGCACTGGCAGTCCCTGTCCGACCAGCGGAATATCCTGCACGTGGCTCGGGTCCCGATCCTGTTCGGTAGGGGCTTCGAGAAGGACGAGGACGGCATGTACGAGGTCTCGATGGAGGTGGGGGCGAACATCGCCCTATACGGGCCCGAAGGCTCGGACATGAAGTACGTCGAGCACACGGGCGCCTCGATCAACGCCGGCCAGTCCGACCTCGAGAGCCTCGAAGCCGAGATGGTCACGTTCGGCCTCGAATACCTCATGAACCGGCCCAGTCACGAGAGTGCATCGGCTAGGGTCATCGACCATTCCGAGGTGAACTCACCTCTGAAGATCGTGGCCGACAACATGACGGACACTCTCGAGAACGCGCTGAAGACCTTCGTCCTATACCTCGACGAGACGAAGGAGCCCGTCGTCAAGACGGCAGGCGAACTCGGTCTGTCCCTCAAGGACGCCGCCACCATCACCAACCTGATCGAGAGCCGCAAGAATGGGATGATCTCCCTGAAGCGCTTCCTGGTCGAGCTACAGCGTGCCTCGTTCCTGTCCGATGACATGGACATCGACGCGGAAATCACGGAGATCAACAAGGAACTAAAGGACAAGGCCGACCAGGCCCTGCAGATCGCAGGCATCGCGGCGGGGGCTGGCGGCACCGGGGGCACCGGGGCCACCGGAGACACCGGAGGTACGGGCGCGACTGGTGGTACGGGCGGCGGTCCGCCGCCGAGCCCGCCTGGCCGTGGTCCCGGCGGCCCGAGTGGCTCCCCGATACCTCGGGCGTGATCGCGTGGCCTCTCGGAGCCGGCCATCCAAGGACGTAACGTCGCTGGGCCGCAAGATGGTGGCCACCCAGCGGCGGGGCATATACCTGTGCCCCCTGCCGTCCCAGATCTTCCGCGTGGCTCCCCTGGCGTGGCTCGGGGAGCAGGCCCTGTCTAAGGGGGTCGATCCGAGTGAGTGCGAGTTCTTCGGCATCCTGAAGCGGAACAGGAAGTTCCTGGTCGAGTACGTCGTGTTCGGGTTGTTCCGGGGCAAGGAAGTGGTGGCATCGGCCAAGGACTGGCCCGAGAATGTCCTCACCCTGCTGCCGTCCGAGCTTCAGATAGTAGAACTGGCCCGGCAGGAGTACCATCGGTTCGCGAAGCCGCAAAGGTGGGTAACGGAACAGACCGCCGTGAAGCTCGTGGATCACGGTATGGCGGCCTGGGGTGAGGATGGCCTTCTACACTTCGGGGACATATCCCTGGGGACCTACGACCGCATCCAGCACGACCGCCTCTATTCCGCCGCCAATCAGTGGACGGCCTGGAAACCGATTGAGTACCCCAAGGCGCCTTGACGCCGGTTGAACGGCGTGCTCTTTTAACCATCCTTCTTAACCACGGAATGCCCGAGACTGGGCGGAGTATCACATGCCGAAGCTCTGGATCAACGACCTGTCGGAAGTCAGCGAAGCCTGGCAGCCCGAGTACGAGAAGCAGCCCAACGGCAAGTTCAAGCTGAAGGGCGACGACTTCGACGGGATCGACGATCCCCAGGGCATGAAGCGCGCCCTCGGCCAGGCCAACAACGAGAGCGGCAACCGCCGCAAGGAAATCGAGAAGTGGCAGGCCCTCGGCAAGACGCCCGATGAGATCCAGGAGCTTCTGGCTGCCCACACCCAGGCCGAGCGCGACAAGCTCGAGAAGAAGGGCGAGTGGGACACCCTGAAGAACTCGATGGTGGAGCAACACAACACCGAGAAGGCGAAGCTCCAGGCGGAGCGCGACCAGGCGGAGAACGACGCCAACAACTACATCAAGGAGACCGAGATCACTCGGGCTCTCGCCGAGGCGAAGGGCTCGGCTAAAGTGCTATTGCCTCACGTGTCGTCTCGTGTTACTGTCGCACGCGACGATCAGGGCAAGCGGGTTCTCCGCGTTCTCGGTGAGGACGGGAAGCCCCGCATCAACGGGGAAGGCAACTTCCTCAAGGTGTCCGACCTGATCGGCGAGATGCGGAAGGATAACGATTTCGCGAAGGCTTTCGAAGGTCCTAACGGCCACGGCGGCGGGGCAGCTGCCAGGGACGGAGGTGGGGGCGGGACGCCCTCGGGTACCGAGAAGCGGAGCACCATGAGCCGGGAGGCGAAGGCCAAGTACGTTTCCGAACACGGAAGCGCCGCTTACCTCCAACTTCCGGCGTGATGATTTCGTAACGAGGCACAGCCTCCAGGAGGACCACGGAAATGGCCGGTACGCGCGCCGACTTCAAAATCTACAACGAGTACATCTCGACCGGCATGGTCGAAGTTCTCACCCAGGTGTCGGACGCGTTCAACGCGGCCAGCCGTGGTACCATCCTGCTCACCGCGGTGAACCGGAAGGGCGACTTCGTTTACGAGAGCTTCTTCTCGAACACCGCCAACCTGATCACCCGCCGTGATCCGACCTCGACCGCCGACGCGGATACCAAGAAGCTCTCGCAGGGCGAAATGGTCACCGTCAAGGTCAACCGCAAGGTGGGCCCCGTCGACCAGACCATCGACAGCTTCAAGAAGATCAACCACGGCCCGTTCGACGAGAACGCCATGGACTTCGCCATCGGCGAGCAGGCCGGCAAGGCCATGCAGATCGAGATGCTGAACACCGGTCTCGCGGCGGTGCGCGGCGCCCTCCAGGGCCAGCCGGGCAGCTTCGTCGACAAGTCGGCCGTGACCACCGGCATCGCCACCGTCGACCTGGTCGACACCCTGGCGACCTTCGGCGACGCGGCGGCGAACATCCTCCTGTGGGTGATGCACTCCGCCCAGTACTACCGCCTGGTGAAGGAGCAGATCCTGTCGAACATCGACGGCGTCTCGTCCTTCAACATCGCCTCGGCCACCCCGCTGTCCCTGAACCGCCCGATCCTCGTGACCGACAGCCCGGCGCTGGTCACGAACGTCCCGGCCAACGGCGGCGATCCGGCCTACAACGTCTACTCGGCCCTCGGCCTCACGGCGGGCGCCGTGCAGCTGGAGGACAGCGAGGAGACCACCATGTTCCGTGACTGGGTCACGGGCAAGGAGAACCTCATTGTCCGGATCCAGGGCGAGTACGCCTACAACATCGGCCTCAAGGGGTTCACCTACGATGTCGCCTCCGGCGGCGCGAACCCGGATGCCACGGCGCTGGCGACCGGCGCCAACTGGGACCCGGCCCTCGGTGACCTGAAGAACCGGGCGGGCGTCGTCCTCAAGACCCGGTAAGGCGTCCGGTCTCCGAGCGCTTCTGAACTGCCAGGGGCCGGGGTCATTCGGCCCCGGCCCTACTGGTATCGAAACCAACGAAAGGTACGGAAATGACCGCTGGTAAGCACGCCATCGTCGCCCTGTTCTACGCTGGGGCTGCCCTCGCCGACAAGGGATACCTGTCCAAGGTCTTGGACGTCGCCAAGACCAAGAACGGCGGTTTCGGCAAGTACTCGTTCCTGTCCGCGGACGAGTTCACCGGTCACGCTGACCCGCGGTTCGACGGTGTCCTGATCGAGGGCGCGGTTCCCGAGGCTCTGTCCGACCGGATCGAGAACGCCTACAAGGCCATCGGCAAGGGCGTGAAGGTGTTCACCGGCTCCTTCAAGGAGGAGTTCGAGCGCTTCGAGAAGGAAGCCGGCGTTGGCGCTGGCGTCACCGCCGATCCGCCCATGTCCGCGACCGACAACGTGACGGCTTCGAGCACCTCGCCGCAGTCCCACGTCGAGACGGACGGCCGCAACGAGCCCCGTCTGTGGAGCCACACCACCGGCACTTCGCTGGACTTCTTCGGCCTGCCGCTGTCCACCAGCGACCGGACCGACGCGTCCGCCGCCGAGCGCGAGAGCGGCCTCGAGGCCCAGGGCCAGGCCGTGACGGCTCGAACCGCCCGTCGCTCGACCCAGAGCGCCGAGCGCCAGGCCGACAAGGCCGACAAGGCCGAGGCGAACGAGAAGGCGGCCCAGAAGGCTCGCGAGGACGCCGCCAAGGCCGAGGAAGAGGCCAAGAAGGCCGAAGCCGACGAGAAGGCCAAGACCGAAGCCGAGGCGAAGGCCAAGGCCGACGCCGACGCCGCGAAGTAACACACCATGGAACTCGTTGTCGAGACTGGCGCCGGTATCCCCAACGCGAACTCCTGGGTCGACCTGGACTTCGCGGATCTATACCATGCCAGCCTCGGCAACAAGGCATGGGCGAACGCTTCGGGGGAGGACCGCACGGCCCTCCTCCTCAAGGCTACCCTATCGGTCATCGTGCCGAGGTACGCGGGCCGCTGGAAGGGCGAGATAGCCTTCGAGAGCCAGAGCCTCCCGTGGCCGCGCCGCTGGTATCATGACGACGAGGACCGATGGGTGAGTGCCGCCTTCGTTCCTTCCGAGGTCCAGTTCCTGCAGTGCGAGGTCGCGCTGAACATGCTGGAGAACCCCGACTTCGACAAGCCGAAGGAACGGGGTATCGTGATCTCGAGCGAGAAGATCGGCCCGATCACGACCACCCTCCAGTATGACCCCAAGGCCCCGGAGGCGCTCTCGTCTCCCAAGGTTTCGCGCCTGGCCCGCCCCCTGCTCGACGGGTCGACCGGCCAGGTTCGTATGGTGCGCTCCTGATGGCGTACGATAAGCAGGTAGAGACCGCCAAGCGACTGATTTCCAAGTTTGGTGGTCCGATCACTATCCTCGTGCCGGTGATCGCCGCTGACGACGCCGAGGACGCCACTCCGTGGCGCGATGACGGCGCCGAGCCCCGCGAGATACCCTCCGTGGGTGTCGTGTTTCCCTACGAGGGTGCCCAGGCCGTCGCCCGGCCGTTCTCCCAGAACATGTACACCCCCAACGTCATCGATCCGGAGACGGGCAAGGATCTCGAGATCTCCAAGGAGATGTTCTTCCGGGACCGCAACGGCGTGGTGTGGTCGTTCAAGGACGCGCTGGCCCTGAACCCCGCCATGAACCAGATCATCATGTGGAACTGCGAGGTGGTCCAGTGGCCGCAACGCTCGTAGAAGCCCAGGATGCTCTGATCACGGCCGTTCTGCTCGGATGGAAGAAGGCCCCCGCCCTCGCTGGGGACACCGGGACCTACCCCTACGTCGTCCAGTTCAACGACCCGGACGGCGTTCCGAACACCGCCCTGTCCGGTCCGTGGTGCCGGATCAACCCGGTACACTCCGTGGGGCGGGGCACATCGGTATCTCGGCGCAGGTACGAGAACGGCGGGACGCTGTTCGTGCAGATCTTCGTCCCTGAGAGCGTGCGGGGCGCGAAGGCGGCGGCCAAGAAGGCGCAGACTATTGCGCAGGCCGTCAACGACGGGTTAAAAGAATACCGGGGCCTGGTCGATCTCACCAGTATCCGGTTCAGTGACGTGCCGAAGGACGGCCCGTACTTCCGACAGGACGTGATCTGCCAATTCCGGTGGACACAAATCAGGAGTGGTCGAAATGGCGGGTAGTTCCGTTCCGGCACGCGAGGACATCACCGCCTCGGAAACCGGCCTCATGATCGCCGAAGAGGCGATCCCCGGCGTCATGGATGCCAACCCGATCTGGCACGGCCACGATCCGAACAGCTACGACGACTTCGGCGCCAAGCTGAAGCTGGTGGCGCGCAACCCGATCTCCACGGACCGCCAGAACAAGAAGGGCACCGTGGTCGGACTGTCCGTGGCCGGCGGGTTCGAAGAAGATCTGACCATCGGCAACCTCCAGGAGGACTTCCAGGGGTTCCTGTTCGCCGATCTGCGGCGGAAGAGCGAGTTCCTGGTGTCGACCTTCCTGGCCGATGGGATCTCCCTCCCCAACGGTGGCCTGGCCTACGTCGCCGGGACCATCCTGGCCGTGAAGAACTCGACCATTCCCGCCAACAACGGGATGCGGGTCGTCGCCGCCGACGCCGCCTCCGACAAGATCCCCGGCGTGTTCTCCCCCAAGACCGGCGAGAAGGCCGTGGTGTCGCGGGTCGGGTTCCGCTTCGCCAACGGTGACGCGGCGCTCGACGTGGATGGCCCCCTGCCGGCCCTGACCACGACCGCCAAGGACCTCACCACTCTCGGCCTGATCCCCGGCGAGATCATCTTCCTCGGCGGCGACACCCCGGCCTCGCGCTTCCCCGACGACACCAACGCCATCGGTTGGTGCCGGGTGCTGTCCATCTCCGCGCACTCGATCGTGTTCGATAAGACGGACGGCCTCTGGGCGCAGGGCAGCGGCGCGGGCAAGACCATCGAGATGTACTTCGGCCGTGTGCTGAAGAACGAGAAGCGGGAACTCATCAAGTCCCGCACCTACTCGATGCGCCGCCTCCTCGGCAAGCCCGACTACTCGGACCCGAACCGCACCCAGTCGGAAGTGCTGCTGGGCTGCGCCCCCGGCAAGATCACTTTCGACATGAAGTCGGAAGACAAGATCAGCGCCAAGCTCATGTATATGGGCCGGAAGTACCTGGCGGTGCCGAACGACGCCGACCTGCCGGGCGAGATCGTACCGGTGGTCGAGGAAGACGCG